TCGTCGTGACTGCAGACGTGGCAAGTGGCGCGACCTCCATCCCGATCTACCCTGCCATCGTCCCGGCGCCGGCTGCATTCAACACTGTGACCGCATCGCCGGCCAATAGCGCAGCGATCTCCCTCGTCATGACCGCTGGCAGCAAGTACCGTCAGAACCTCGCCTATTACCCGGAAGCCTTCACCCTCGCGACCGCCGATCTGGTCATGCCGACGTCGGGCGTGGTCGAGTCGGCACGTGCAGAGTTCGACGGAGTGTCGATGCGGATGATCACCGCGTACGACGTGATGAGCGACAACCTCATCACCCGTATGGACATCCTGTACGGCTACGCAGCCATCCGTCCGGAATGGGCCTGCATCGTGGCGGACGTCGTGTAACCAGTTCTCTCCTGGGGCTTTGCCCCGGTGTTCGCGCCGGGGTTTTTTTAAACGCTTAAGAGGGAAGCACGATGCATTCGAACATGCGCAATTTCACGGCACCGTACGTCTACCACGAGTTCCCGAAATGGGTCGAGCTCGCAAACGGCGAACGCATCATCGTGAACAACGAAGAAGAGGAAACTGCCGCAATCGGTGACGATGTGCCAGCGCGCGAAGCTCTATTCGTGGAGGCCCGCGCATTGGGCCTGAACCCGCATCACCGCACAGGCGAGGAAAAGCTTGCGGAGATGATCAAGAAAGCGCGGGGTGAGTGATGGCGACCTTCAACAATAGCGGGGCGTATTCCATTCTGAGTACACAGAAAGGCACGTACTACGTTCAAGGTGGCCACTACTTCACGCCGGGGGCTTTCGTTGACCTGGGCACGACTTTGCCTACGCAGTACCAATCTCTGAGCAGCGAGCGTTCAGACATCGTGAATATCGTTGGCGGCGCGATTGATGGCGTGACGATTGGCCCCAATTCGACCAGCAGCGCCGGCTCGTCAGGCGCGACGATCACCAATCCCACGCTTACCGGCGGCACGATCGACAACACACCGATTGGGCAAAGTGCACCGGCCGCGGGAGCGTTCACGACCCTGAACGCAACGAGTGCGAGCATCTTGGGCGCATTTGCCGCTGAAGGTGTCAACTCCACTGGCAACGGCCAGGCGGCAAGCATCACGAATACGGGGATGGCTCTTTCGCAGACTTTTGCAGCCGAGACGTATTTCGACTCGACGCGCAGCGCGAACAACAAGACGGCCGACTTCCTGTGGAATGCTGGCTCATTCTCCGCCCGCTTTAAGAACGATGCAGGGAGTAGCACCGTTACGTGGCTCTCTGCATCCGGTGGCCAGGCAGCTGGCATCACTGGCATCACGTCGAACAGCGGCTCCGGCTCGTGGGCTCACACGGGTGCATTCAGCGTAACGGGCACCTTTACCCCATCCACTACCAATGGAATTGTCGGCACAACGCTTGCCAATGAAGCCAATGCTGGCAGTATCGGCGAAGTCATTACGAATACTGGCACGAATGTGTCCCTTACCACAGCGGTATCTGCCAACGTAACTTCGGTAGTTCTGACGGCTGGTGATTGGGACGTGTACGGCTCTATTGCGTTTAATGGTACGGCGAGCACTTCAACAAGTCGTGTGGTTGGCGGCTTGAGCACGGTGAGTGCCACATTGCCAGCGCAACCATATTATTACCAACACCAATATGGGGTTGGTGGCTTTACCAGTGCCACGCTGCCGAATGGCTCCGTCCCGATGCAACGTATTAACGTGAGCACTACGACGACGGTCTATCTGGTAGCACAAGCCACGTTCACGGCAAGTACTGAGACGGCAACTGGCGTAATTATCGCTCGTCGAGCACGTTGAGATGGGCAGATAACTATGAGTTCGCCCGTTCCGACCACGCCCTCCGACCTGATCACGCTCGCGCTGAAAACGACGAACGTGCTCGGTGTCGGCCAGACGGCCAGCGCAGAGGACATGAACGATGCGTTCAACCTGCTGAACATGATGATGGCGCAGTTGCAGCGGCGCCGTTACATGATCTACCAACTGGTAACGGTATCGAAGCAAGCTACTGGCGCGCAGTCCTATACGGTCGGCCCGGGTGGAGATTTTGATATCCCTCGCCCGGCGAAGCTGGAGTCGGCATTCTTCCGGCAGAACCAGAACACGCCGCTGCCCGTCGACTATCCCTTCCAGATCCTGCGTGCGGTCGAGGACTACAACCGTATCTCGATCAAGAACCTGAACTCGTTCCCGCAGGTGATCTATTACGACGGCGCTTTCCCGATCGGGAATGTGTACCCGTGGCCGATCCCAAACAATCAGTACGAGATCTTCCTGACCGTCATGCAGCAGTTGCAGCAATTCGCAACGATCCACGACACCATCGTTCTTCCGCCTGAATACAGCGCGGCGCTGATGTGGAATCTCGTGCTGGAACTCGGTGTGGCATTCGGTCTGCCGGAGAACCCGCGCGCCGAGAAGAAGGCTGAAGCGAGCCTTCGCATCATCGAGGAAGCGAACGCACAAATCCCGCTGCTGCAGATGCCGACGGCTCTTAAGAAGAACTCGGGCACCTTCAACATCTACGGCGATTACTACATCGGGGGAACGAGCTAATGGCCCGGTTCGCGCTCACTGTCGGGGCCTACCAGGCGCGAAGCTTAATCGCTGCGGCGCAGCGGTGCGTGAACCTCTACCCCGAAAAGAATCCGGATGGATCGCCCTTCCCGTTCACGTACTACCCGACTCCAGGTTTGACTTTGCTCCTCTCGGTAACGCCCACGACTGGCAGTGGGTGGCGGGGCCTGTGGGCAGCATCCAATGGCCAACTCTACGGTGTTTGTGGTTCGTCCGTCTATGCGATCTCGTCGTCTTGGGTAGCGACGCGCCTTGGGGATATGCAAACGACAAGCGGCCCGATTTCCGTGACGGACAACAGGAATTACGTGCTGATTGTGGATGGCTCATCGAAAGGCTATTCGATCGCATTGACTGGCAACGTTTTTTCTCAAGTTTCCGACGCTGCGTTCCTTGGCGCGAACACTGTCGACTTCGTCGATGGCTTCTTCCTGATGAACAATCCAGGCACGCAGCAGTTCTATGTGTCACTGGACAACCAACTCGCGTTTGACGCTACGGACTTCGCATCGAAGTCCGGCTATTCAGACACGCTTATCGGACTCGGCGTAGCGCGCAGGTACATTTACCTGTTTGGGGCTGCAACGACGGAGATTTGGTTCAACGCTGGCGGCGCAACGTTCGCTTTTGAGCGCATGCCGGGCGTATTCATGCAGTACGGCTGCACTGCCGCAGCGACTATCGCGCAAATGGACGGCGAGTTCTACTGGCTGGCACAGTCGCCACAGGGCCGCGCGATGGTTTGCAGAACCAATCAGTTCGCGGCACAGCAGATTTCGACGTTCGCTATGGATGACGAAATGGCCGGCTACGCGACGCTGGATGATGCGCAAGGGTTCACATACCAGATCGAAGGCCACTTCTTCTACGTGTTGAACTTCCCGACTGCCAACAAGACATGGCAATACGACTTGAGTACGGGCCAGTGGAACGAGCTGGCGTGGCTCGATGGGGATGGGAACTTCAACCGTCACCGGGCAAACTGCCATGCCTCCGTCTATGACACGGCGGTCGTAGGCGACTGGGAGAACGGCAACCTGTACGCATGGGATGTCAATGAATACACGGACAACGGCTCGCCGATAGCGCGCATTCGCTCGTTCGCACACTCGACCGATGACAACTCTGACCGGATCCGGTATCGAGAGTTCATTGCGAACATGGAAGTAGGTAACGGGACCGGCACGAATGATCCTGTCCCGGTGTTCCTACGCTGGAGCGACACCCGCGGTAAATCATGGGGCAACGCCATTAGTGGAAGCCTTGGCCTAGAAGGTGAATACCTTACCTCTATCCAGTTCCAGCGCCTCGGCATGGCACGCGACCGCGTATTTGAACTGTCGTGGTCGGCGCCGGTTAAGACTGCCCTATTGGGTGCGTGGGTGCAAGCGGAGTCGAACCTCCAATGAGCAACTACGTCACAAACGTCCCGCTCATCAACGAGCCATTAGTTCGTCCGGACGGCCGCATCAGCGAAGCATGGTTCATGTTCCTGATTCAGCTATTCCGGCGCACTGGAGGGACCCAAGGAACAGCGCTCGATGACTTCAGCGTGGAACTTCAGACGCTCGTGGAAGACCCGGCCATAAGTGTTCTTGGTGACGCAGTCGATAGTCTTAATACGCTGCTGCAAACGCTGCCAGATGATTCTCGTCGCCTGTCGCAGGCGGACCAGTTGGCCACCGAGTTTTCGCTGCTGAGCAATGGTGACGATACTGCCGCAAAGAAGCCGCAGTTGGACGCCGTGGCTCTGGATGTGGCGTTGATCCTGCACGAGGCACAAGACGTGCTCACAAAGGTCACGAGGCGGCTTCAGGATGCATTGATCGACCAGATGACGGGAGTCGACGTTATCCGATCGATGGCATCGCAGGACGCTGGCAACGTGAAGATCACGGGCGGCAGTATCACTGGTGTTACGACAAACAACGCTACGAGTGTTGCTCTGACCGACGATACGACCACGAATGCGACGATGTATCCCGTGTTCGGCTCCGGGAGCGGCACGTCTGCGCTCAAGATCAGCACGACGAAACTGACGTGGAACCCATCGACCGGGCTTTTTACGGCCCCGTCGTTCTCCGGGCAGTTCAATGGCACTCTTGGCGTCACGACTCCAGCCGCGGCGATCGTCACAACACTGTCAGCTACCCAGGCTGTGACGTTGAGCCCTGCCAATGCCAACGTAACGCTCTCCCCCACTGGTACTGGCCTCGTCACGATCAACCCGGCTACGGCCGGGGCGATGGATAACGTGACCATCGGCGCGACGACGGCCAAGGCTGGCACGTTCACACAGTTGTCGATCGGTGGATTAACGACCGGTATCGCCGATTTTCGGACTTCGACAGGTGCAGTGGTCGTCGCAGGGCGCCTCTCCAATGCCGCGGCAACTTCGCAACCCGGCGCCTATACAGTGTATAGCCCGAATGCCAGCGGTACGGTGCTGATATGGAACCAGTGGAGATCAGTTGTTGCAAACGCAACCGCTGGTTCCGAAGCGAGTTCCATGATCTTCTCGACCCGGGTGGCTGGTTCATTCGTCGACGTCGTGACCATCGACAGCAGCGGTAACCTGGTCAACCAGAAGGGTGTTGCTGACGCGTCCTATTCCTACCAGACGCCGGCTACAGGCTTCTCGATCACGATCGGTGCGGGTGTCAGGACTCTGGTCCTCGATCCGGCCGGCACGCTGGCAACCGGCACGATCACGATGCCTGCTTCTCCAGTGGATGGTCAAGAAATCCGGATCAGCAGTTCCCAGAACATCACCGCCCTGACCGTGTCCGCAAACGCGGGGCAAAGCATCAAAAACGCACCAACGGCCTTCACTGTCAGCACGACAGGACAGCAGGGCTACGCATTTATTTATCGCGCATCGAACACGACTTGGTATCGCCTGCAATAAAGGACTGACATGACGATCACAGCAAAACAGATGGTGGCGCCGCAGCAGCTTACGAATGCTGACGCCTTGTATTACACCGTTCCAGCAAACACGACCGGCGTCATCAAGCGCGCGACGTTCACCAATACGAGCGCCGGCGCGGTCACGATCACGGTGAACATCGTGCCTTCGGCTGGCTCGTCATCTGCATCCAATCGCATCATCGACCCACAATACACGATTCTTTCGGCCGGTCAGCCATATGTGTCGCCTGAACTCGCCGGGAAGACCATGCCGGCCGGGACGATGATTCGCATGCTGGCAAGTGCTAACACGGCCATCACGGTCGCTATCGACGGCGTGGAGATTGTCTGATCATGGCGACAATTGCAATTGAACCTTTCACCCGCGAACTTGCGGACGAGATTGTCCCTCTTGGTCAACAGAGCTGGGATGAATGCTCGGAAATTAAAAAAGATACGTGCGCTTATCACGGCCAGCGTGGGCTCGCGATTGATCCCGACATCGATCAATATCTTTATCTCGCTGAGAACCAATCGCTTATCGCAATGACCTTGCGTGACGATGACAAGGCCCTGCGCGGATATGCGTTGCTTATCCTCTACAAGAGCTTGCATCTGAAAACGGAACTTTGCGGGAACGTCGATACGTTTTATGTCCAGCCTGATTTCAGACGCTCTATGTCTCGCTTCATTTCTGAAATTGAAGAGGTACTTAGGCTACGTGGCATCAGCATCATCGGCTGGCCTGTCACGATGACTGGAAAGATGTTCGAGATTCTTAAGCGTCGCGGCTATATCGCCGACGACGTCGTAATGGAACTCAAAATTAAAGACATCAAGAGAGGTTAGATATGTGCGTCGCAGCAGCAGTAGCAGGTGCAGGTCTGGCGGGGGCGGCTCTTTCTTCCTCTGCCTCAAGAAGCGCGGCCAATACTCAGGCCGATGCAGCCAATCGCGCATCCGATCTGCAAATGCAGCAGTTCCAGCAGATGCAGCAGAACTTGGCTCCTTACATGGGTCTCGGTACGTCCACAATCCCGATGCTCCAGCAGTTTCTTGGTAGCGGGCGCCTGAACGATCAGTTCTCGTTCAATCCGACCATGCAGCAGCTGGAACAAACGCCGGGCTACCAGTTCACGCAGCAGCAGGGTAACAAGGCTCTGGACAATGCGATGGCAGCGAAAGGACTGAGCCTGTCTGGCGCGCAGTTGAAGGGGCTCGACCAGTACAACACCGGCCTTGCAAGTCAGACGTTCCAGCAACAGTATCAAAACGCCCTGCAGAACTTCAACACGAACTACGGACAGGCTGGCGACCAATACAACCGTCTGGCGGGTCTTGTGAAACTTGGCCAGAACTCAGCGGCTGGCGTCGGAGATGCAGGAATACAGACCGCATCGAATATCGGCAATGCCCTCATGGGTGGCGCAAATGCACAGGCAGCCGGTCAAATGGGCGCGGCTAAGGCATTGAGCGGTGGATTATCGAGCCTGGGAGGCGCGGGGATGCTGTATTCGATGCTGGGCGCACAGCCCGGCCAGAACGCCGCGTCGCCCGGCGTGTATATCCCTGAGTCTTCGCTGCCAGGGTGGCAGATGCCGTCCATGAACCAATTCAGCATGGGAGGTTAACGTGGCCCTAGATCCATCCATCCCGCTACAAGTAGAAACGCCGAACCCATTTGCGGCCCTCCAGCAGCCGATCCAGACTGCCGCGAGCCTTCAAAGCTTGAAGCAAAACCAGATGCGCCTGGGCGCGAATAAGGCCATTTCTGAAGCCTATCGTCAGTCGGTTGACCCGAGCACTGGTGAGGTGGACTTCGGCAAACTGCAATCCATCGCAAGCCAGAACGGCGCTGGCGCGTTCCTGCCTGAGTTCATGGGCCAGATCGCACAGCAACGTAACTCGCAACTGCAATACGACACCGGCAAGCTGGAGCAAGCGCTGAAACAGCAGCAGAATCTGCGAGGAATGATCGGCTCGGTGGCAATCGATCCGAATCTGGGGAAGGCCGATATGGCACCGTCGATTGCGCAGCAGATCGTCAGCGCAGTGCAAAACGGTCTGCTTCCGCAGGACGCCGCAGTGCGTGAACTCAAGAGCATCCCGGGCGATCCCGGTCAGCAGGCCGCGTGGGTGCGTAATCATTTGATGAACTCGTTGAGCGGAGAGGCCAAGCTGAAAGCGCTGATGCCCCAGATGCAGGCTATCAACACTGGCGGCACGACAAATATTGTCGCCATCGACCCCATGACCGGCCAGCCGACTGTCACCGGCACAATGCAAAACACGGTATCGCCTGACACGCTCGTCCAGAACGTCGATGTCGTGGGGCCGGATGGCGCTCACTATGCGATCACAAAGGGACAGCAATTGGCGGGGATGACGGGGCAGCCCGGAGGCGGCACTGCGCCGGGCCAAGGCTACAGCGGCCGCTATCAGCAAACAGGTGTGCCGGGCGGCGTGCAAACGTCGCTTGGGCCCGCTCAGCAATCCGCGCTGACTGCGCAAGGTGGATCGTCCAACACTGCGGCGCAAGATCTGCACAACGCCGCGGCTGATGCCCCAATGCGTCTGAACCTACTTCAGCAGGCTCGCGACAGTCTCTCGGGCATTCAGACTGGGCCCGGAACCGACTGGCGCAATACGGCGAAATCGTTCTTCAACGCGCTGGCGCCTGACATGGCGAAGAAAATCGGATGGACAGGCGACGTCCAGAGCTATGACGAGTTCAAGAAGATCCTCACGAACTATGCCTCGTCAGTGTCT